GCACTATCACCATTTGGCTTTGGCCTTGCGAAAGAGGACTTAACCTCTAAGCAATGGGCCATTCTCGCTGCTCTAGGCTTGTCACGCTTTGGGTAGCATGATGCCGCCTATATGGGGCATGTCGGCATCAGGGTCTCAACCCTGATGTTATCCAACCATAGCTGGTCGAGAGACCAGTTCCCTCAAAACAGGAGATGTAGTGTTCGCTGATCCCACAATTACTGTCAACGCGGTGGCTCAGGCCCTGAAGCGTACCTCAATGGGTACGAACAACGGTGCCTTTGCTACCAACGACGGACTCTTCCGGTTGACGATCTCTCACTCGTTGAGTAAGGCCGCCAACCAGAGGATGATCCGCTTTGACAGAACGCAGACCGTTGCAAACCCACTTTCTACTGGGGAGTTCCTCACGGTTCCGGACAGTGTCTGGATCGTGAGTAGGACTCCTCAGGTGGGTCTGCTGTCTGTGACAACCCAGAAGCAGCTGACGGACGGTTTCCTCACCTTCCTTCAAGCGTCTTCTGGGGCCGCAGTCACCCAGCTCTTGGGTGGAGAGAGCTAACACTTGGGCAAACGCCCCTTCGACATACTGAAGGGGTGCCCTAGCGCTTCGGCGGGCCCGACATACTGGGCTGGCTCTGCGCAAGTGTGCGGCCTGGGGAACAACTCCAGGCCGCAGAGGCTCTCTCGCGGCAGGATCGGTGGACATCTGCTAAGTGAACGACTTACCCAGTTAGGGAGGCCGTGATGGGTAAAAGGAAACCCATTTGCATGATGTCCTTGTGGAGAGTGATGGCTAGTGAAACGGCCATCATGTGTGGTACTAGCGCCATTCGCGACATTAAAACCGTCGCGGATCGGGTCGAGTGCGAGGGTGATTCTTTCTTTACTATCACCCTTCCGAAGTTCGGTAAGGCCTTTGAGAGGGCCCTCGAGCTCCGACGCTTTGACTCCAGCCTCTTGACTCAGTTCGAGTTTCGAGGACGGCTCCCCAAGTTTCTTCGGGGTTACGTTAGTCAAGTGTTCGACCCATCTAGTGGGCTAATCCACGAACAACCCTGCGTGGAGGCCATCCGATCCGTACGTCAGCTCACGCTGATGTTCGGTAAGATCTTCCTGGTTTGCGATGACTCGCGGGTCAGGAGCGCCATGCAGAAGTACGTGGAGATTGAACAGGAACTGGCAGAGTTTGACTTCGGTAGCTTTGATGAGGTGGTTAAACCCCGCTTCCTAGAAGCAGTCACTCTGCTTTACGCCGATGTTTTCTCGCATGTCGAGAGTTCCATCCTCGACAAGCACGGCGTAAGAATGCAGTATTCCGATCCTCCTAATGGGTTGGGATACCCTCTTCCGTGGTATAACTCGGAACGAGGCGTATGCATGGGTGCGAAAGGGCCAGACCCGATGGACATAATCCTAGGTGTCAGGTTGCTTGTCAATGGTGTCCTCGTCCAACCTGGACTTGAGCATCTCAACAAGTATGAAGAACGTTCTGGCGTCGAACGAGAAATCGTCGATCCAGCCCGTAGCTTCTCCTTCGTACCGAGGCACGGTCCTGGCGCCACTGCCGATAGGGTTCGCGGCAACGCGAAGTTCTCCCTGCGGCACTGGAGTCAGAGGGCCGAGAGCATGTTTCCTTACGGAGATTACGCTCTCCCCCAGCTCGCTTGCGAAGACGAGCTTGAACGTGTCCAGTTCCTGGAGCCTGGGATGGAGATACCTGCGAAGGTCGTCCCCGTCCCTAAGACGAAGGAGTCCCCCCGCCTCATTGCCGAGGAACCTGCTGGAAATCAGTATCTCCAGCAGGGACTGTTCCGCCAGATTGTTTATCGTCTGGAGCACAGTTTCGAGATCAAACCACCCTCGGGTGAGCAAGATTTCGACCTCAGCAAGTGGTTCCTCGGATTTGCAGAACAAGAGCCCAATAGGGTTCTCGCTCTCGAGGGTAGCCAACACGGCCGCCTCGCTACGCTGGATCTCAGCGAAGCATCCGATAGGGTCTCCAATAGGCATGTAATTCTCCTGTTTTCTAGGAACCCGGTGTTGAGCCGGGCCCTCCAGTCAACACGGAGTACGCATGCCAGCGTACCTGGTCATGGGGTGATCCCCCTAGCCAAGTTCGCGTCTATGGGCTCCGCGGTCTGCTTTCCTGTGGAGGCGATGGTGTTTCTCGCCATCGTCATTGCAGCGATCGCTGATGACCGCCGCTCACCAGTGAACCGAAGGTTGCTTTCTGACCTCCGGGGCAAGGTGCGTATCTACGGAGATGACATTGTTGTCCCCGTGGATCATGTACAACGAGTGATTCAGTACCTCGAGCTTTCGGGCTTGAAGGTGAACTCTGGCAAGTCTTTCTGGAACGGGTCGTTCCGTGAGTCTTGCGGCGGTGACTACTACGATGGCGAATGGGTTACCCCTGTCCGTCTTCGCAAGGAATTACCGTCATCACTCGCTGACGTTGAAGGTGTGGTTGGGCTTGTTGCGTTTCGGAACCTCCTTTATTGGAATGGTTACTGGAGCACAGCAGCTTACCTCGATGAGTACTTCATGGACCTTTTCCGAGGGTCCTGGAGTGTAGTCGAAACCACAGCAGCAGGGCTCGGTCGTGAATCCGTTCTGCCTTACGAGGCGGAGTGGCACAGCGATCTAGACGGGATGAACGAACCGCGCGTGCGCGGTGCGATCGTCAAGTCGAAGATCCCGGACTCACCCATCACGGGTTCGGGTGCTTTGCTCAAATTCCTGATCAAGCCTGGGGTAACACCCAGTCAAGACGAGAAACATCTCGAACGTCAGGGACGTCCGGAGCGTTCGCACATCAAACTCCGGGGAATTAGACCCTACTAAAGGGTCCAGGGCACCGAGACGCTCGTAGTACAGACACCCAGAAGGGTGACACCCAGGTGGCGGTCGCGATTTAGCGACATGGCCACACTGGGCTTCTGTATTTTCGAGCGGGCCGGTGTGACAGGGGCACTGCTGTG